AAGAACATGACTTATTCCATAGCAATCTTTAATATGTACTGATACCCTACGTGTATTTATTGGTAATATAATTTCATCTGTAAAAAAATTATAACCTATATTGTATCCTTTAATATCAATACGTTTATGATTATAATCTCGATTAATAACTATTTCAACGTTTTCAAGTTCATTTTCAATATCAATATTTTCAGGAGGATTGGAATTGTCATACTCATAAACATTTTGATATTCAATGCCTTTAATTTGAATCTTTTCATCATCACTAGGATTTATATCATATATCAATATTTTTTTGGCAAAATTGACTGAATTTCCAAAAATAAAATTAGTTTTTTCCTTTTCATTTCTACAATATGGAATAAAATCATCAATTTTTACATAAATTTGATTATTATCTCTTTGAATTGCTTCAAAAGGTCCTAGATAACTACCATCCATTTTTTTTAAAGAAATAAAATGTTTTTCGTTCTGAATCCATTTAATTTCAATTGATGGAGTTAATATATTATTACTATAATTAAGAATTTCACCACATTGATAATTATCACTTGAAGTATAACTTAATACTACCAAATCACCTGGTAAAACAAGCCTGCCTTCCATCATAACTGTAGCTTCAATATGTACTTTATGTTTAGTTGTTGTAGAATATAGATACATTCCCTCCCTATAAGCTTGTTTTATATTTGTAATACCATACAATCTGATTCTAGAAGGATTTTGAAAATTATCCTTATCAGTACATATTATTTCGTCTTTAATCCAATTTTTTTGTTCATTTATAAATTCAATAATAATTGCATCAGGAGTATTATTATTGAAAAATGATATTTCTTCTCTTAATGAATCTTTAATAACAGGTAATATCATTTTAGGTTGTATATCTGATGAATCATGAAAAAAATACAATTTTGATGCTATTGAAAATGCTTTTGCTCTACCAACACGCAAGATCGTTTGTAATGCCTCCCAAAATGAATGCTCCGTATCAAACCCCCCATTAAAAACATATTGTTTAGGTCTCCAATATGTAATTTCAAGATATTGTAAAAAAGCCAAGTCAATTTTATCTGGATTGTATTGATTATTATTATCAATATATCTTGTTAAACTATAAACAGCACTTGATATATCATTTGTTGGTTTTTCAATCCATTTATCCTGAATTTCATCATATTTTTTACCAATTCGAGTAGCAACTATATTATATTTTTTTAAAGCTAAATTTGAAATTGTTTCATCCGATGTAATTTTTAATCCTATAAGAGTAATATTTCCATATTTTTTTTTGGATTGATGATAACTTCTTAAACCTAAAAAACGCATTTCATCATACACCAAAATATCATTGCTTTTAGGAGTCGTTCTTTTAATTCTTATTTGACAGCCTCCATTAAAAGATTTAAAGTACGTACATGTATAATTATCTAATATAGATGCTGTTATACTTGATATACCCCAATCCTTCCATTCAGCTTGTAAAGGATTATTACTATCATACGTACTTATTTCAATTTTAATGCCTACACTATGATTAGTTAATGCCCCAAAACTTAAATATTTACCAAGTCCTCTAGGAAAGCAAATATCTATAGCAATTTGAAAACTACTTTTTTCAGTTGATGCAGTAAAATACAACCAATTTTCGTCTAATTCTTGGTTAGAAACTTCTGAACTAGTTTTAACAACATCCCAAAACAAATTTAATGTTTGATTTGGATAAACAATTTCTTTTTCAATAACTTTTTCTGGTAAATTTTTTAAACTGGTATCTTCAAAAAAATCTTCAATTATTTCATATTTTCCTATTCCAACACAAAATAATTGATGTAAAACACTTTTATTATTATGATATTCAACGTATGGGATACAAGCCAAATCTGGATATATTTTATTTGTACCAAACCATTCTGGAATCACTTCTTCATATCTTGCAATATTGGTTTGTGCGGTTAAAGACGGGCTATTACTTCTTAATTGCGTAAAGTGATTTATAGGCTCATCTGGTGGAAATAAAGCATTAATTGCAACACTACCAGCACCAATCATTGTTGCTTGCAACATAGAAACGCCAAATTTACCTAAAGAATTTGTTGCCATAGGTGGAAAATATAATGTAGCTGCTAATAAAGCGAACTGTAAAAAAGATTTTTCTTTGTTATCTCTACCCAATAAAGGAAAATAAAAAATAACACAATCATTATCTTTTAATTCAATATTCCAGCTTGCTTTAAAAGCAATAAAACCATTCAGAAAACATATAAAAGGTTTATTGTTATAACTAAGAATATCATCTTTAATCTTAGTTATTGTGTTATATTTGCCTTTTTTTATAACAACATTATTATTATTATGATCATAAATTATATATTTCATTTTAGGCGATAACCTTTTACAATTGAATAATTATGTTTCATCATATCAATATGAGTTAAAAATACACCTTTTATTGTATTGTGCAAAACAAAACAAGGTTTAATAAAAATTCCACAATGACAAACATTTTGATTTGACAATAAAACAATAACATCTAAGTCTTTAAATTTACAAACTTCATCAAATTTAGAATAATTCTTTTCATCTTTAAATGCTCTTAATACTTCTTCTTTATCATTCGATGAAACCAATATATTTGATAATTTTATTTTTTTTTCTATATAATAGATATATTGTACAAAACCCCAACAATTACAACCTGATTCGTTATTATCTGACCATTGAATTGTTAAATAATTTTTAATATCCATTTTTATATTTTTACTAAACCTGGAAATTCAGTTAGGTTATATTTCCTTTTAGGGATTCTTTTATTAATAAAAAAATTCACACCACATTGAGCATTAATAAAAAAATTATCAACTTCAATGCTTAAAAGTTCAAATTCCATTTGAAATAATGGATTAACATCTAATTGTTCAATTGTACTAATATATTCTCTATAAATAATTAAAACTTTTTTATTATCATAAGCAATTTTTTTTACTTCTTTAACAATCTGATTATCAACGTTTTGAATCATGAATGAAAATCTTGAATCTTCATTTACATTTAAATTTGGTAATTGCACAGTAAAACTATAAGGTAAAAATTTTGTTTTTTCCTCATCATTTTCATTTAATTTTACTTCAATCTCTTGGTATCCTTGCACAAAAAAAAAATTAAAAGAATTATTTATTTCATGCATTTGGATTGTTTGATGTATAACAGTGTTAAATGTATTTGTGCAAATTGCTTCTTTTAGAGCTTTTTTATATAAATCATCCATTAAAACCCCTGTTTAAACCATTAAAACAATCCCATTAAAACAATCCCCTGTTTAAACCGTATGTACCTTCTATAGCCTTTGAAACCATAGTTCCACCTTGTCTTATATCAGCAGAAATTGATTTTTTTACAATATCAATGTTTAAAACATTATTTAATTGTGTTTGATTTGCTTCATAATCATCTTTTATATTTATGTTTATAGTTGGTTTGAAATTATTATTATTATTATTATTATTATTATTATTATCTGATGATAATAATTTATGGTTTGGAATAACATACCCTGAACTGTTATTACCCATTAATAATAATTCAACACCACGTTCACCAACCAACACTGCCTCATTTTTTTGAACAGCACCACCAATAGATCTACCCCCAATTTTTTTTGTTGTTGTGTTTTTTGGAAGCATTTCAAAAATAGATGTCGTCAATTGATTCGCTAGAATATCTGAAATTGCACCAGCTATTGTGCTTAAAAAAGATTTAAAATAATCTTCAACACTTTTTAATTCAAGCATAATTGCATCAGAAAAAAAATTTTTAAAACTGGTTTGCATGCCTTTAAAAGTATTATCAGAAATATGTTTTATCTTTTTATAATAACTGTCAAATTGTTGTTGATTTTCATTTAATGTATTTTTAATAGCTATCTTTATACTATCATCAGTATATAAATCATTCTTTACAATTTTAGAATACTTTTGAAAAATGTCTTGACTTATAAGTCCTTTTTTTAAAAGATTTTTATAAGAATCAATTTTTTTATGCACCAACCATGCTTTATAATCAGTATCGGATAAAGTTTTTTCATATATTATTTGTAACAAATTTTGATCATTTTTATCTCGTTCATTTTGTTTTTCTTTATTTAATCTATATTCGATTGATTGTTTAAAATTATAATAAGCTGTATCTGATATTTTTTTTTCATCAAGCATTTGTTTATATTTTTTTAATTCTTGATCATTTTTCCATTTCTGAAATTCAAAATCAGATAATATATTTTTTTTCGTTTCTTGAATTAAATCATCTTGTATTTTTTTTATGGCATCATTTTTTTTTTGATCTTCTTTCTTTATTTTTGCATTAATAGCATTTTGTACATTATCAAATTGATCTAGTGTAATTTTTTTATTTTTTAAAAGCTTTTTATATTCTTTTAAATCTTCTTCATATGACCATTTTTTATAATCAAACTCATCTAATGTTATTCTTTTTATTCTATCAACTAAAGAATTTTGTAATTGTTTTTTTTCATTATTAATTTTTAATTCTTCTTGTTTTATTTTTTTATTAACAGCATTTTGAAAAAAATTAAATTGATCTTGTGTAATCTGTTTTTTTTCAAATAATTCTTGATACTTTTCTATTTCATTATTATACGACCATTTTTTATAATCTAACGAATTTAACGTCATTTGTTTTATTTTGTTTGTAATTTCTTGTTGAATTTTAAATTTTTTTTGTTCATTTATTATCAATTCTTTTAGATTGTATTCATTTTTATCAAAAGGTATTTGTTTTTCTAATTTTGGTTTTACTAATGGCATACCTATTAATTCAAAATTTGTAAAACCGCTTGTTATAGGCTTAAGTTCATTTTTCCTATTTTCTAATTCATTTTTAATTCTTTTTATCCTATTTTCTACTTCTTTTAATTCATTTTCCCAGAAATCTTTACCGACAATCAAAGGTTTTCTTAATTCAAACAAAGCATGTTCTTTTCTTTTTTCTAATGCTTCAAGATTATTTTCTAAGCTTTTACCTGTTTTCCAATCTTTTTTTCCAGCAAATACTGAATCAATAGCTATAAAACTATTATGTAATTCTTTTAATTTTTTAACTGAATCATCTATACCCATATCAAATTTGTCTAATATGGCATTTATAGCAGTAAACATACCAATAATTAATCCAGGAGTTGAACCAAATAATTTTGTGCCAATCAAACCCATTGCTAATGTTGTAGTTCCACCAGGGATATAATCTGCAATTTTTTTTACACCATTAACAATTAAAGAAATTGTACTAAAAAATTTTTCAAAATTTCCTTTTAAAGAAATTTTATCTAATTGATTTACATAATTAGAAATATCTTTAATAGATTCTTGTAAAATATCTAAAAAACCAGCTTCGGATATTTCAAGCTTTAATTCATACCACGAATTTTTTAATCTATTTATGTCTGATCTTAAACTTTTACTTGCGTTTTTATAACTATTAGCAAATTCGATATCTAGTTGTCTTGCAAGTCTAGGCAAAAATTCAACGGAAAATAATTTTCCTTGAGACATAAAATTATTCAATTCTTTTGTTGTCATACCCATAGCTTTGGCTGAAATTTGAAAAGCACGTGGTAAACGTTCGCCTAGTTGACCACGAAGTTCTTCAGAACTTACAACGCCTTTACTCATAATTTGATCTATTGCTCGAAAAATACCAATTGTATCATCTGTTGATAATTGTAAACTCACGGATGCTTTTGATAATGCCATAAAAAGTCTGTTTGTTTCTTCGCCTTCAAGTTCAGTTCCTCTAAAAGCTGCTGCCAACCTTTTATAATTATCAGTTAAAGAAAAATATTCCAAACCAAGACTATTAGCTTTTTCTTTTGTGTATTCTAAAGCTTTACC